GACCCGCTTAGTTTATTTAGGCTGGCTTCCGCGTCTTTGGTATCGGCTTCGACATCAATCTTTACTTTTGCTGCCATCGCGCCTCATTTTGAAAAGCGCCCCGACTTACGCCGGGGCTGTAGGTTGGTAGAGGTTAGGCCCAGGTGCCGGCTGTAGCGCCCATCTGCACGAACTTGACACTGCCGATTTCGACATTGCCAGACGGCTGGCCGGTGATCGGAACACTTTCGGGAAAACAGATAAAGGTCAAGGTGAGCGCTGATGCTTCCGGCTTGAGCGTGATCGTGCAGGCCGTCCCTGCGGCCATAATCGCCCGCAGCACAGTCCAAACGCCCGTGGTGGCAGTGTTGTTGTAGTAACAATCCAGGGTCAGATCATGAACGGGTAGGCCCGGAATGAAGTTCTGCCCGCCGTCACCAAACCCGGTGACTTCGTTCAAGCCCGCGGATTGATTGAATGAATATTGTTTCACGTCGCCGCTGATTGTGCGCGGCGTGGTGGGATCGGTCAACGTTATTACACAACCTTTTGCCGAAGTCTTGCCTGCCATTTTTACACTCCTTGTGGTATAATAGTGTTATGATTACTATTACTTGTCAGCTCTGCGGTAAACCATTTCAGGTAAGAAATTGCCGAGCCAACGTGGCTAAATTTTGTTCTCAATCTTGCAATGCTAAACATAAAATCGGAGACCTGCATCCCCGCAAACGAAAGGCAGAAATGAGAACCTGCCTCAATTGCGGGAAAGAATATCTTGTCGATCATGAGTTTGAGCGCAAGGTAAAGTTTTGCTCTGTATCTTGCAGTTCCGCTTACAATTTTTCTGGAGAAAGACAACGCCAGTGGAAAGGCGGCCCGTTTGTTTTCAACTGCAAAACATGCGGAAATGAAGCTACAAAGCGCCGCGGCAGTTCCTCTGGAAAGCAACCGCTTTATTGCTCTCGCGCCTGCGCCAATATTGGAAGAAACACAATGGTTCATTTTTCTTGCCGCGGCTGCGGAAAAGATATGCTGGTTCATCCGTCCAGAATTGAAGAAGGCCGCCAATATTGCAGTCAATCGTGTTATCGGCGCAATTGGATCGGCCCCAGCAACATCGAAAAAGTTATGCAAGATAAGCTTTCCGCTCAGGGAATTGAATTTATTCCAGAATATCGAGTTGGAAAATATCATGTCGATATTTTTATTCCCTCCGCAAATCTTGCCGTTGAATGTGACGGTATCTTTTGGCATAACGGGCGAAAGACCAACGACGCCGCTAGAGACGCTAAAATTCGAGAATGCGGATTTTCGGTTGTCCGATTTACGGGCAAAGAAATCCACAATTCCCCGGATGCTTGCGTTTCTAAGATCGTTGAAATAATCGCCAGTCATTAGATACCTTTAGAGGTGGTAAAAGGCTACGGTAAATCCGAGCGTATCCCCTGCCGCGCCAGTTCGGGTAGCGAGAATACGCCGGTAACGATTGATGGTACCAGAGGCTACAACCTGGCGCTCGGCGGTGAGTGCCGTGCCATTGGCTGAAAACGTGATTAGATCGGCATAACCACTGCCTAGGGCGGTGCTATGCTGCACTTTGATGACATAGGTGTCGGTCGTGGTCTTGCTCCAAATGTGGAGCGATGCCCCGCAGGCCTTGGTGACTGCCGCGCCTAATGGATCATCGAACCCGGTTCCGGTTAGGGTGGCGGTTGTCGTGCCGTGTTGCAGGGCATAACCATTCTCAATGCCAACAAACGAAGAGCCATAACCCTCAAACGCAAGCGAGCCTAATTTGATCGCCTCGGCTGGCGCGCCTTGCGGGGTATAGTTTCCCTGCGTAAACGGCATGGAGATTGTCGGGTTGCCTAACAACCAGCCTTCGGGAAGCAGCGTCACAATTCCCTGGCCCATCGGCTGAAAGAGCGCGTTAGCGCCCACGGTGGCGGTTGAGTCCCAAAAGAAATCAACGGTCATCTTTCCGGTAGGCAGTCCGGGAATGAAGTTCTGCCCGGCTTCGGTGAACCCGGTAACGTCGATCATGCCGTTATTGATTTCGGCTTGATACTGCATTGCCAGTGTGGAGACATTGACACCGCCGACTAAAATAATGCCATTCTTTGCTGATACTTTAGGCATTGATCCTCTCTTTCATCGCAACCGCGATTGTAAAGCCATAGAACTGCTTCCCTGCCGGATCTGTGACCACCGCAAACTCTCCGCAATCAATTTCCATCACATCCACGCCGGAAACGTCGAGCGTTGTAAATGCAGTCAGGATTGCGTCCAGATTGGTGGACATCGCGCTCATGTGATCGGATAAACCGCGTCCCTGGCCAACCAGGGCGTGCAAGTACAAATAACTAAATGCCCGCTGAAAAACCCACATGCCGGGACCAAAGGTAGCCGGCCCTTCGCTTTCCTCGGATGATCCAATTCCGCCGGCAATCCAGTTATTTGGATTCGGGAATAGAACCGGACATGATCGAATATCGCCGGTGTCAGGCACGGCCCCCAGGTCTTTGACGGTCACACCTGTGATGGTCAATCCTGCGATTGCGGTTGCAATTGCGGTTGCGCTCAGTGCCATTATAGATGTTTCCTGTAATTGGCAATCGTTCTGGCGGCAGTGTCGGGAATATCTTTCGGGGTGATGACCACGCCCGCGCCGGTGATAGTGGCCGCGCCGCTGGTATTCTCGCCAAAACGCTTCTTGTATACACTGACCACAATTTCTTCTACTGCCATTTTGACATCAGCCGGTGCGCTCGCTGAATACCCAAACTTACCGACGATCTGAACGCCTTTCGTCTGGGTTGGGAAAACAACGGACGGCAGCGGCACAGTTGCCAGGCTGGTAATTGGAACACCGCGCATGGATGCATTGTCAGGCAAGGTATCATATTCGGATGCGGTCAGGGTTATTTCATAAACCCGGTCATAATCCTGATCGATCTTTACCGATGTGATACTGATAATGTCGTCAGTTCTGACCTCTTCCTCGGAACTCGCGGTAAATACTCGCGTTTCGTCCGAGGTCGATGTGTAAAATCGGCGGTTGGTTTCCCGGTCGAATAGGCGTGATGCATTTTCAACCATGCGCTCAATTACGCTATCATCCGCAATATCCGCCGAAGTGATACGAAGCAGGGTCTTTACATCCGCGAGAGTGGTGTAACCATTCGTGATCATTTGGCGGGTTCATCCAACCAATACAGCACAAAAGTTCCCGATTTGGTATCGCCGCCCTGCGCCACCGTGATTTTGGGAGCGCCGACAATCGGCACCATTTGGGCGTTCAGAGAAAGCGCGGAGCCAGTCGGCCCGCAGCTATCCACGCGGGGGTAATAATTCGCGGACGCATTTCCGTCAGTAATCGTCAAAATTGTTTCGGTTGCGACTGAATTTACCACGGAAAGCGTAAAATCTACGCCTGCCGCGAAGTCTGTTTTGAGATAGCGCATTGAATACAGCAGGCCGCTGATATTGCGGCTTAGGGTTGCGCTGCCGGTTCCATTTGACGCCGTGGTAACAGTCAAAATTTCTTGGTGCATTTATACCCTCCTGGTTAGGCCGGGGTAGGAGGGTTACCCCGGCCATTACCAATAGTCTTACGCGGCGACGGGCTGCGGTTCTTCGATTTCAGCCGCTCCCAAAGCCTGCTGTAATTCTGACATGCTCAGAGCATCACCCAACAATTCGCGCTCGATCTCATCCAGAGCCGCGAGAGCGCCAGTCAATAACTGGATTTGTGCCTGGTAGTCGTTGCGCTTTTTGCTAAGGTACTGCCGGGTGATCTCAGCCATTACCCGCCGCCCGTACGATTGGAAACCGTGGTGGTAGCCATCAGGTAATACTTCGTACCATCAGCCGAACAAATGCGGATGGAGTGTGTTACCGCGTCGGTAACATGGGCTGCCAGCATCCCGCCAGAAGCGACAACCGGCACATTGAACAGGTTGTTGAGCGTAACGCTGCCGGTGTTGGTCACGCGGATGAATGACGCAGTCGCCGGCACGGTGTTAGAAGCGCCGATATTGCTATCCACATTCAGCGCTGACAGGGTTCCGCCCAACGTGCGAGACGCAGAAGCC